ATCAAACTCGGCATAAAAGTCATTGCCACTTATGAGAGTTGGAGGTGTTACGGGCGTAATAAAATTACCTGCCACCAAGTTGGTCAAGTCGGCTTGGTCGTACTCGTAGTTCTCGTAATAATCTAATTGGTTATTTTGCGAATCGTTGCGAATCAGATACACCCACATATCGGTTGGGGGTGTGCCGGTCACATTGTTATCGGCAAATTGAAAGTCAACGCTTATCTTAGTTTGGCGAATGGTGGAAAGATATTGTGATGGCTGACCCGTTGCAGTGTATAAGTAGGTTTTAATGACATTGAAAACAACGGCATTTGAGCCAACTCCTTCTTTCTCGAATGGGAACTTGCCACGAATTGAAAAGATATCATCTTGATAAACCGAACCGATTGAACGATACACAACAAACGCCCAACTCATATACTTCAAGTTGCGGTATATCGAGTTCTCGCTTTGGTTGTTTAACTCAACTTCATTCCGTGTGGAGTTGGCTAATAATATCCGATGATTGGCAAGTGGGAAGTTGCTCGGTGGGTTCAGGCTGTCCTCGGGTAGATTAAACTCAACCCGATAAATTACTTGCGAGCCGTTGCCTGATACCGTTGCATAGACATAGGGCGTGTCTTGGCTGTTCTCTTCGCTTGGTTGCTGTCCGTACCATTCCATAGCGTAGATACCATCCACGCTTGGGTCTTGTCCTTCTCCTGCTGGCTGTAAACATAGTCGGGTCTTCCAACCCGCTACGGGATAATTCTGATACGACCAATCGACTATCTGAGCGAATAGCCACTGGCTAAGAAATAACTCATCGCCTGCGACAAGTGGCTGTGCGAATTGAAGTGTGCGTTGCAAATAAACCGCTTGGGCAAATGCGTAGTTATCGGTTGTGTCGCACTCGGCATTGAATGTCCTTGATTCGAGTACGACCGAGTTGTTCAGGTCGGCAAATGTCCAAGATAGTGGCTGAATGTCGCAATATACCTCGTTCCAGTTCAGGTTGATTGAACTCTTTCTGTTGTTGAAATCAACCTCGATAAAGCAGTTACCAACGCCCGGATAACCATTGCCATTGAATGTGCCTGTTATCGTGATACATTCGCAAGCCGATAGCGTAAATGTAGTCGGTGTAAATGTGAACGCCTCGCACCCACAAATACGAAGCGTGCCAGTATGCGTGCCTCCGTCATAGTTACATAGCCTTAATTCGACCGTGTCGCCATCGCATAGGTTGCCGAAGTTTATGTTCCAGTTGCGGTCAATGCCGACAGTGATAGTTTGATTATTTGCCATAATTAAAATTCACAAGTAAATTGAATAGTTCTTTCGCCAAGATTAGCATTGATTTGATTGATTCGGGCGTTAACAATCGCCCCGTATGGTGTGCGTAGTCTGACGGTTCTGTTTACATCTAGTTGCTGTACGAGTTGGCAGTTGGCTCTGACGGTCAATTCAGCATTCCAGAATCGGAATGGATTAATGTTTGGGTCGTCAATGCGGTGGAATTTATCGTATAAATCTGACTGCCCTGAATTAACCATTGCAGGCATATTCTGAACGCCGTTGTATATTTTAATCGTGGCGTCCGTATAACTCTGCCCGTCCCAAATTAACATCTTTGGATTTGACGCAGTGCCTTTCGCCATAAGCAAGGCACGGGAGTATTGTGCGAAGTTGCCCAAGAATAAAAAATTAGCAAGTGGCAATGTGCTATAAAATGTTAATATATCCGCCTCGACACCATCGTTACGATAACGGCTTGGGGAGTAAGATAATTGCTTCTTGTTTGCCCCTTCCCAATTCGGATTTGAGCCGTAATCGAAATAAACCGTATATCTATTCCTATCCTCGTTGCCTACATCGTCCAGAGCGTCCATTGTTGCTTCAACTTTGATTGATGAGAATAACTTGCCCTCGTTGTAGGTGAAGCAAACGCCCTCTAATATATCGCCCGTTTCTTGGTTTATCGAAGCGTCATAAATAACAGGTTGGTTCAGAAAGTAATCTTTACGCTCAAAGTATAATTGGTTCTGACTAATCCACCAACGGGCGTTGAAATCTTTCGCAATCATATCAAGCCAAGCGGACATCGTGGCGGTCGGTCTGTTCTCGCTAATATATCCAACTGCGGAACGACTGCCTGCATCGGCTGGGGCGTTGAAGTATAAGGCGTTGTAGTATTCGCTGTTTGGGTCGTTTAGGATTGATGAGTTGAATTGGTTGATTCCGCATATCTGACAAGCATTTTCGACATATTGCCGATATAACGGGGTAGGATGTTTACGACCGCACCCGATGAAGTTCTCAATAATCCTATCAACAAATTTTTTTGCCTCCTGAACAATAAATAAAGGGTCTTGTATAGTCTGGTCGCAGAAAGGCGGAGTAATATTAACGGGGTTGCCGGGAAGTAGTGAGTTAATTATATTTTCTATTCCTCGTAAAGCCGAGCATATTAAAAATAAATTGATAATAATTACTGCAATAACAGGAATGATGAATCCGATAAAAGTAATTCCAATATAAAGGTTAAAAAAAACGATACTGAGCAGCACCGCCATCAACCAGTTCGGGCGTAACTCGTTACAATATACAACGAGGGGGAATCGTGGATTTGCATTAGTCTGACCTGTTATCGGGTCGGTGTATGGATAATTGAAATACCCATTCCGATTCGAACTTATCTCATTTTTATTCAAACACTGATAAATCAACTCGTCTGGGTCTTGTCGGGTCAATCGTGCCGTTACGAAGCAATCTCCCGTACAAAAGTCCACCATATCGCCACGAATGATAAGGTCTCGATATACGGGGGCATTACAGCAGTCATCCCATACCTCGACATTAGCAGATTGATTCAACCCGTTTGGGTTGGCTACCATCAAGGGGTAAATTATGTTAAACGCATCATCGTAGAACTTCAACTGATTCGTATAACTCTTTTGCGTCCGACCAGTTTCGGAATCCCTCGAATAATTCAGCGTGAAGTCCTCGAGTCCCTCAATCCTGCCCGTTATCGGTTGTCCGTTTATCTTGACCTGTAACATATCAGCCTATCCTCCTCCTAAGTCTGCGTATCTCTGTTTGGCTTCGCTCGGTTATTACCGCAATGCCTCGGTCGTTAATTGCAACATTCGTATGCGGAATGTGTTTGGCTATTGCTTTCCCTATTACATCAGGGTCGATGCTTTGTTGCGTGCCTGTTCGCCTCATTCCTGAGGTAGCCAACTCTGCTAAGAATCCAGCCTCTTTGTCGCTAATCTTTTTGTCTTGAGCCAAATCAAGTAAAGCAGAATAACCCGGTTGCATATTGATATCAGCCGGTACGACACGCTCGTCTGGAGTTAGGATAGCGTGAACAGAATCACGACCACGCACCGCACCTCGCATCATTGGGACTCGTTTCGTTCCTTTGTTGTACGGAAGAGGCTGGGCGAGGACAATACCGGCTTGGATTGCACCTGAGGCGATGATGAAAGGCGATATTGCCCCGAATGATGCTATGTTGGTCGGGTTGGTCAATGCTATCGCTGTGTTAATCGCAATCTGAGCAATCGCAGCGATTCGGTCTGCAATGGCTTGCTTTCGTTTAATCGCTCTCATCTGTTGGTCGTACTGCTCTTCACTAATCAATCCTGCCTGCCGTTGCTTCTCGACCATATCCCTCTCCCCGTCTATCTCCCTTTGCTTATACGCTAATATAGTATTGGTAACGCCCTCCGCTGTTTCGCCTGCTAATTTAGTTATTTGTTGTTTTTGTATTTTCTTTTTATCGACATCGCTTATGGCAATATTTTTTTCAACATCGCCAACATCCATCCCGTACTTTTTGCGTAGGGCAAGCAAGTCTTGTAGGTATTGTTCCTCTTTAATTTTGCCCATCCGATGCTTGAGGTCTAATTCAGATAATTCATTTGCAAACGCTTTTCCCTGCTCGGTTTCAAATATCCCCTGCCACTTGCGCATTTCTTTTAATTGGGTCTCTTTGTCCTTCGCATCTGCCTGTCTTTGTCTTGCTTTGCGTTGGAAATATGTTTCATCTCCCATTGTTGGCGCACCAACAAAGTTTGGGTCTTGAACTGGTTTTTCAAAATCAACCGTGAAAATATCTTTCAAGGCTTTTTCCATTTCCCGCTTTAATTTTATTCTTTCAAGGCGTTCCCGTTCAATTGCCTTTATCTGAGCGTCGGTAAGTTGAGTCGCCTTTTTCTTTGCCTCCCCCTCTGTTTCCAACACTTGTAATTCGGATTTGATGGCATCCGTATAAACTTGTTGCTTTTGCGTCAATTCAAATAAATCAAACATCCTGCGTCTGTTTGAATACAAATCGCCACCGCCTCTGTCTATTACCTTGCGTAGATTATACCTTTCAACTAACAATTTGTTTTCCGCTTTTTGAGAAGCCTCCAACATTTTATTCAACGCTTCTTTCTTCTGGTCGGTCGTTAGTTGTTTCTCATCGAGTTTTTGATTTATATCCTTTATGACCGCCTGAGCCTGTAATGTCTGCTCGGTTTTTTTGCCTGCTAAATAGGTTTCAGTCGTTCCGTTTTTTAAAACCTGAACGCCCCTATCAACTGCATTGATTAATGCGGTCACAGCATTTACAGCACCGCCTATTGGTGCTGATTCGCCTAAGTTCAGCATGAAGTTATCCCATGCGTTGCTTAGTCGGTTTAGACTACCTTGCAAACCCTCGGCTAATTTTTCTGCATCACCTCCAAACGCCTTTTCCATTTCGGATGCAAATTTTGGCAACACCTCGTCAGCCATCAACTGACCTGATGCCATCATCTTGTCAAGTTCCTGAGTTGTTACGCCTAAGGATTTTGCCATTATGCCCATAGCGGATGGTAATGCCTCCCCAAGTTGTCCCCTCAATTCTTCCGCACTGATTTTGCCCTTACCAATCATCTGGGTCAACGCTGTCATGGCTCTGCCTGCTACCTCAGCATTTGCCCCAGACCCTGCAATAGCGATTGACATGGATTTGAATATCTTATCCGCTTTGGCAACTTCCATTCCAGACGCTTTCGCAGCACCGACAAACTTTGTGTATTCTTCTGCCAACCCCTTAAACTCCATTCCGAGTTTATTCGCCAACAAACGCAAATCATCCATTGCTTTCTGACCCTCAACAGCACCGCCTGCAATCGAGTTAAGGCGAATCTGAATGCTTTCGAATTGCTTGGTAACATTCATTACCTCTTTACCAAATGCAATCAATTTATCGACCGCAAATGCCCCAGCCAACATGCCTCCAATTTTACCCAACGCATCGTCTAATCCTGATACTTCTTTCTTGGTCTTGTCGGTAGCGTTGCCGAGTTTGTTCATCCCATCCACTGCTGGCTGGGTGTCGGCAACAACTCTGAATATTATATTTTGAGCCATATCAATTCGATTTTATCCTTTGTATGGCGATTCGCCTAATGACCGGGCGGTCAGGGCAAAGATACGAAAAAACGCTTAACGAGGCAATTTTATACTGCTTGCCCTTAGTAGTTCTTTGTCGTATTTTGTTCGTTCGGTAAAATTTTTCTTTTCCTGCTTTATTTCATCTTTAATAATTTGAATTTCAGCCTTTATCATTGGCATTGCCTTGCTCATGCTAAATTCAATAATATGACCAGATTTGGGTGGAAATCCGGGAGTATAAGTTACCTGTGTATGAATTTTGCACATACCTGATTTTGGCGATTTAACCAAATCTTGTAACATTTTCAGCCTATATTCAAGGCGTTCTATTTTGTCTTGCAAGTCATAGCATAGACGCAATGCCTCACCAAATGTTTTGCATGTTTTCTGTTTCATACTCCCTTATACGGAACTGAATTAAATTTGTTTCAACGGGTCAACCCTCCGACCTTTTTTGTCGATAAAAAACAGCACATTCCCGTTTACATCCAAAACAGGGCGTATCGTCCCTCTTCTTAATTTGCGTCCTATACCCATATCAATCTTGTACTGATTCCCTTAATGCAATACCGCAAATGACGCCAATTAGAAAGACCAAAACTATCATACTTTGACGCTTTTTTGTTTCAGGTGCAGTTCGTACTTCCATGCGTTCACGGTCGAAGCATACTCCTCAATTCCCATCTTTTCGAGCATTTTAATCTCGGTCAATGACCCGTTACAAAGCATCCGGTGCATTAGATTCACCTCGGTCACGAAAGTTGAGAACTCGTCAGCCCAGTTTCTTCCAAGGGAAAGATACTCGTGCTTGGGTCGCTCGACTCCATCAAAGTCCTTTGAAGGATAAGCGAACGGATATAAGCGTCGGAGATGTCCGATAAGTCCATTGTATAGCGTACTGCCAACTGAATAAAAAAAAACCGTGCATCGTCATCTTTTGCCCATAGTTCGAGTTTTACCCGTTGCATCTTCGGGTCGAAGTCCATCGGGTCTTCGTCAGGATGGACAACGAACACGCAAGCCAAATCCTGCAGAAGCAACTCGTCTGGAATGTCATTGATGCGTCTTTCAAGTTGGTCGAACTTGGAGAAGCCTCCGACAATATCGCCCCTGTTCAGGTCGTCTTTAATCTCCTTGAACGCTTTGACGAGTCGTTCTGGGGTCAGTCCCATAGACGCCCTGCGAACGGCAAGGTCGGCAGGGATTACCCGATTCGCTGGTATATCGCCCCAAGTTTCGAATGTCCGCCACTCGATGCCTGATGCGTCAGTGTAAATTGGTTTTAAGTTGCTCATACGCTTGCAAAGTTACCCGATTTTGCGAACCTATCCAAAAATGAACGGTGGAATGTCCATAAGTAATAGATAAAGCAGTCAAACAAGTGACCGTGCATATTGGTCGGGGCGATTTTCTTCCCATCGTCCCCCCTTTGCATCATTTCGCAATCTTCGACCAGATACTTACACGCTCGATTGATAACAAGGTCAGGATGCTTCGATAGCATCGAATTTATCAGCACGATGGTGTCCTTGCTGTCCGGATTGGACGAGAGCAGGCGTATCTGAGCGTCCGATAGTTTTAACGCGCCCTTGACCGCTTTCCAGTTCGTTACGCCTTTCATCGTGGCTGAGCGGTTGCGACCTGATGCGTCACCAGTCAGGATGAGGCGAGCAGTATCGGGGTATCTGGTGCGGATGCGTTCGCATAGTTCGTACACATCCGAGTTCATGATTCGTTCTTCGCCTAATATCCTGATTCTATTTCGGCTTGGGTCGTGCTGTGCGTAAATGCAGGTCATTGGACTAACATTAAAGTCCATTGATACGAATATAGGCAGGTCGGGTCTTTCCTGAATATCCGCCACATGCTTTTTATGCTCAAAGCAGTACGCCCAAATGGTCTCTTGTTTGGTGACGAGCATGCCCAATACTTCACGCTTGAATGAGTTCGGGTCTAATGTTCGCTCTAACTGCTCGATGTAGCCGGGTCTTAAATTGTGTTGGTTCGCATACGATTCGGCTCGGATTAACTTAATCCTGCCGTTGCTGGTCTTGGCTTGGCTTTCCAATTCCCGATAATAGGCGACATTGTCGGGAGGAGTTGTGGCGGTCTTGATGCGGTGGCGTAACCCTAATTTCTTGAAAGTCGTGCCTCTCGTCCTTGCTCGGCATTTGTCCAACGCTTCTTGGAAGTTCCGCACATCTCGGGTCTCGTCAATGCTTATGGTGTCCCATTCCGACCCGTTCACGACATTGTAGTTATCGAGGTGGGTTAGGACGACATAACTGCCCCATCGGAATGTAATTACTTTATCGGAACTAATGCCCGAATAAGGCTTAACGCCCGACATACGCTTGTTCACGACATAGTCCACGCCATCACGCAATCCCCACTCTTCCCAAGCCTCCTGAACTTTCTTGAATGTGGCAGTCTTCATCATGGCGAATGTTGGCGAGCATATCAAGTGCTTTGAATTCGGAACGGATAGGTCAGGAATTAAATCAATAGCCAGCCAATAAGTTTTGCCCACTCCAACGCCCGTCAGCATATGTATCTCTTCCGCTTCGAGGTGGTGCGAGGAATAGTACGCTATTTGCTGTGCTTCGTTAAGTTCGGGCATTATTCCTCCGATGCTTTTTTAATCGCTTCGGGTGAAATATGCAGGTTAATTTGAGGCGGTTGGTAGTCTTTCGATTCCGTATCTGCCTCAACCTGCTTCCCGTACTTTTTCGGAGCGAGTCTTTCCATTAGCCACATTCGAGTTTCGACACGCAATTTTGAACGGCTCGTAAATTCCCGATTTTCGATTCGGTTGCCGTTGGGAGAGATTATTTCGTCTTGGCTCGAATCGTCTGCAATCTCAATAATTCTTTCCCTCAACAACTCGGTCTGCATCTCTTTTGCGTATGCGTACTGGGCAGAAAAGTCAGGATGCACGGAAAGCCAAAGCAGAACGGTCTGCCTATCTGGAAACCATTCGTGCTGTTCGTGTAGTTTATTCAACCCAAGTTCAGAGCAGGATATTTCGTTGCATATCCGCAATCCCAACTCAGGCGTGTAAGTTGTCGGTCTGCCGTTCTTTTTTACCTCAATCTGGGGCGAGGCGTCCCCTATTGGCTTTTTCGTTTTTGCCATAGTTCAGTTGTGCTAACTATGCAAATATACGAAAAAAACAAACCCAGTCGGGGAGACTGGGTGTTGTTACTCTAAACTCTCGTAAAAAAATGGTAGAATCAAAAAAACCTATGTGGGACAATTTATATTATTTTTTATCCAAATCAAAATAATAATCCGATTCTTCCTGCTTGTACCATGCCCCAGTGCAGGCGTCAATGATTAAAGAGGGCAATCCGAACAAGTTTACATACGGCACGAAACACATCCCGATATTCCCGATAAGGTAGCCGGGTCGGATTTGGCGATTCGTTTTGATTTGAGCGTTTTCGTATCCCTCCGCCTTTACTACGATAGTGTTGCGTTTTTTTACGGGTACTTCCGCAACGCATGTTCCATCTCCGACCTTGTTGCCGTTCACATAAACTTTGGCGTGGTCAGGTTTGACATTGATAGTTACTTCCTGCTTCATGCTGGAAGTGATTGTGGCACAACTCGTAAGCGTTGCCAGAGCGATGATTAAAAGTGTTTTTTTCATAATATTTTTTCAGTTTTAACGGATGCTGTGAAACTTTGTTACAGATGAATTTATTTTATGCCTGAAATATTTTCATTCGTTATATTTCATATGAATATACATTTATTTGTTGCTATTTAGTTGATATTCAGGAATTTCGCTAAATATGAATTTTTTCGTGTAGTAGGTTGTAGGGGGTTGTAGTAAGTTGAAAATATCCTCAACTTACTACGCTTTTGAAAATAAACTCAAACTATAACTAACTGATTATAAATAATATATATATTAATAATTATATATATATTTATTATTGTAGTAGGATAGTAGGTTATTTTGGCATTTTTAACATTTTTTAAATTTTTTTTCTTCAATTCAATTTTGAAAAGTAATTTTGAAAAATAGTTTGAACGGCAAAAACTACTCCATCAACCTACTACACTTTGCGTAACTTATTGAAAAATAAATCGTTTAGTGTAGTAAGATAAAAAAAACTTCAACTTACTACAACTATGTTCAACCCCATCCTTTCGGAAAGTAAAATTCAGCAGGTCGCCATCATGGAAATTTGGAACAAATTGCCCCAAACTCGGCTTTGTTTGTTCCACATCCCGAACGGAATGTTCTCAAATGCCCGAGAAGGGGCAAAATTTAAGGCACAGGGCGTTATCTCTGGCGTTCCCGACCTTGTATTCGTCTGGAACGGGAAAACGCATTACATCGAAGTTAAATGCGAAAAAGGGGTATTGTCAAAAAATCAAATCGCCCTGCACCAAAAATGGATGGAGCAGGGCGTTTCGGTAAATGTTATGAGAAGCAGTGAAGAAATTATTCGTTTTGTGACAGAACTGGTCTCACAAGGTAGGTCGTCCGAGGCTGAGAATTCCGTCTCTCAATAATTTTCAAAAATTTCAAGCGATTTAATGCTTTGCCCAAAACAACATTTGAAATTCTCAACTGCGTTTTGGATTGCAAAAATGTTGATATGTCCGATGCAGTCATTGTAATTCCATTCGGGTCTTCTGGTTCACATACCTCGTAATATTTGCTCAATAACTCCTCATTTACATCAGGTGCGGTATTATTTGAGGAAATAAGTTGAAGCATTTCATTTTCGTGAGAGTTTAGGAATGGCGACTCGCCTCCACTTGTGAAGCGGTGATAGGCTTCGATTAAGGCATCGGTCTTGTCGATGGCGTAATATGTTTCAAGGTCAATCGAACTGGCATGAATTGGAACGATACGCCTGTTTGAACTATCGGTAATAATATCAGTATCATTTGAAGTACCGCACAGCATGGCAAGGCGTTTTATATCTTCGTGGTCTTTCCCGTATGCTCGTCTAATTGTAGAAGATGTCTGTCCGGATTTTGCTTTCATGTACTTATAATTTGTGGCAAGTTTACCGCCCCATTCGTCATCGCACACAATCCACTTCATGCTGAGCAGAATGTCATCGTCTTTGCCTCCAGAGAGGTCGGAAACGGCAAAGTAATTGGATAGTTCTTTTGGTAGTAGTTTCTTCCAAAATTGAGTTTTACCCGTTCCGATTTTTTCGCCATAAATG